AAATCGAGTCTTAACATTATGGTTAGGCCCTTCATATGCTTTCTTTGCTGCTTTTGAACAGTATTCTTTTCTGAATTGTAATTGTTCAGTCCAAAGTAGACCATTCTCTTCTTTAATAGCTCCTTCAGTCTTAAGTGCTTCCTTTCTTGTATCGAAACCTACGATAATCTCCATCCTTATGTCTTCTCTACCATAAAACATGCCATAGGTAGATGATGGTTTAACCTTATGTGGCTTTATTTTAGTGTGTTGAAACAATCTTTTGTTTGGATGTTTGGTAACTCCAACGTATTCTACTACGTCTTCATCATTAATTAGCTCGTAAACATAAAATACGGCATCATTAAATTGTTCTAATTGTGTTGTTGTGCTCATTATTAAAAGGTTATTTGTGCGATTGTTGATAGGAGAAGTCCTATTACCATGCCAAGTTCAATAGAGGCAGTTACGATCATTGCAAAATGTGTTTTCATAGCGTTGTTTAGTTTTATTTATAAGCGACCTTTTGCAATTTTTATGATTTATGCTCTTTTATTCAATTATTTTATGCTCATAAATTGACATAGGTCTCAAAAATATATTATAGATGTGTCAGGGCAGCCTAATGTAATATCTACTGTCGAAACCCAATTACTGGGTTGAAAAAAAACAGACCGTATGAACACACCATTCAAATTAAAGATCAATCAGGTCAAAGTAGTTCTCGGTTTAGCAGTAAAATTGGAAGATATACCTCTAAAAGATGGATCAATCGTTTCAGTCGAAAGTTTAGAAGTTGGGTATCCCATCTTTGTTCTTAAAGACGGCGTACAAGCTCCATTACCAGAAGGTGATTACGAATTAGAAGATGGAACTATGATTAAAGTAGATGCTACTGGAATCATAATGGAAATCACTCCTCCAACTACTGAGACTCCTGTAGAAGATACAGTAGTTCCAGAAGTTGAAGTTGAAGTAGTCGCCGAAGAAGATCCAGCTGTTAACCCAGTAGAAGAAGTAATACCGGATGAAACCGCAGTTACTAAAGAAGAACTTACACAGATTGACGAGAAAGTAAATACTGCATTAGCAGCTATTGAACTTATCGCAACTGAAGTTGCAACATTGAAAGAAACAATGGCTGCAATTAACACCAAAATGGAGAAGTTTGCAAAGTCTCCAGCTGGTACTAAAATTCAATCGGGAATCGCACCGAATGAGACCGTCAATCATATCTCAAGTAAGATAGACGTCATAAGAAACGCGATGAAACAGTAATCGGAAAAAAAACAGAAAATTATGTCATTTACACTAGGAGGCCTTAGCGCCTACACCGATCAAACCTCGCAGATAGATCTTATCAGCGCGGCGCTGTTGAAGCCGCAGACCGTTAATAACCTTACGATCAAGGCGGGTCTCACAGCAGGTACTACTAACCTTAATTTAATGAACGCTGTTGCAGCAATTGTTACTGCAAACTGTGGATTTGAAGCAGGTCAGATTAGTACAAATGCAACAGTCTTTACTCAGTTACCTTTAGTAGTTGAAGCAAAGATGATGAAAGAAGCTCTTTGTGCGGATTCACTCTATGATGTTTGGTTATCAAGCCAATTATCAGCAGATGCAAATCACGAAAGTGTTCCTTTCGAACAGGCAATTGCCGAATTAAAAATCAAAGAAGTTAACAAATGGATCGAAACCGCAATTTGGGATGGTGATTCAGGAGACCTCGATGGTTTAGTAACACAATTAGAAGTAGCAGCAGTTGGTTCTGTCGATGGAAGTGCTTATGCAACTCCATGGTCAGCATCTGATGCAGTATCTAATATGTGGGCTTTGGTTGACCTTATCCCAACTGCAGTTAAACAAGAAGACGATCTTATTGCTTATGTATCTTTCGCTACTTATAGCAAACTCGTTCAAGGTTTGATGGCAACAGGAAACGCAATCATAACACAATATCCTAATATCAGCAATACGACTGGTAATGTTGAAACTTCTTTCGTGTTCCCAGGAACAAACGTAAAGGTTTTTGCAGCACCTGGTCTTACCGATGTTAGTGGTGAAACCACAGTGTTTATCGGTCCTAAGAAGTATATCTACTTCGGAACAGGTATCCTTGACAACAAAGATACTTTCAAATTCAATTACGATCCTTCTGATGATAACGTTAAATTCTTGTGCAAGTTTAAACTTGGTACAGCAGTTTATGCATCTCAGTTTGTATCGACTTACAAGTTACCTGCAACTACTACAGCAGCAACAACAACGACTACCTAATCAGTAAAGGTATACGGCTAATGGAACCAGCTTATGGCTGGTTCCTTTAACCTAAAAATAAAAAAAAAATAAGATAACATGGCTTGTATAATGACAGCGGCTCTTGCTTTAGATTGCATGGATGCGATTGGAGGAATCAAGTCTGCTTATATCCTTGCTGGTGAGATAACTAGTTACACTGAAGCTACAGGTGAAATAACTGCTTTAGTTGGAACTGGAGACTTTTTTGAAATTGATCTTCCAAAGGATACAGCATTCTACTCTGAGACTATTACCATTGCTCCGGCAAACGGAACCGTCTTCTATCAAGGAGTTCTTACGATAATACTCCAAAAGCTAACAGCAGCAAAGAGAAATCAGATCTTGCTATTAGCTCAAAATCGTGAATTACGCATAGTTTTTATCGATAACAACAACACTACATATATCATGGGCTTAACTCGTGGTTCAGTAATGTCAGGTGGTACGATTCAAACAGGTACAGCTCTTGGAGATCTTTCAGGATACAACTTGACATTCCAATCACAGGAACCTCAATCAATCTTCCCATTAGATGATACTTTGGTTAATGTAGTTTCTGGAATTAACGTTGTTAATGCATCGAGTGCTCCAACTACTACAACTGCACCTACTACAACTTCACCAGCGTAATAAATAATCTCGTTTATTGATAAATAGAGGAACTAGAAATGGTTCCTCTTTTTTGTTTAGCCAATCTTATGTCAATTTTAACTTTGGTTATACTTATTATCGAAAATATAAGGAAGAAATGATAAATTTAGCTCACGGTAGTACAAATGAAAACATAGTAATCTTCATAAATCTTCTAAATCCAGATATTTTATTCGAAGATGATAACTCCTATCTGTTTGGGTTTAAAAACAATTACACCAATTGTTGGGTTTATGTAATTCCTGAAATTATAGTTCAAAACACTAGGTATACCACATTTGGGATTACTCTTACTTCAGTAACAGCAGAAGATCCTGAAAATGGAAGTGTTGCAATGAGCCCAAACGGTAATTGGGAATACCGATTATGGGTTACTAGTGGAGCTACACTAGATCCTTCTGGAGCAACATTAGTTGATAAAGGCCAAGCTTATGTAAGTGGTAGTAATGATGAGATGGTTACTGTTCAATACGATAGTGATAATGAAACCTTTACAAATATGGTTTACTTGACTAGAGATGAATCAATTTGCTTAAAATGGAGCACTTGTCCAGACATATATGATTTCGTTGTTGTTAAATGGAATGAGTGCAATTAAAATACATGTAAAAAATGGCAGATTTAAACGATAAATACGTAAAAGATACTTTCCATTCTATTCTTTCAATAGGAACTAGTGGAACGTCAGGCCTTAGTACAAGCATACAAAATGTAACTGACGGTGATGGTGAAGCAACTCCATTATCCATATCAACTACTGTAGTACAAGTGGACTCTTTAAACGTAACTGGTTATGGAGAAGTAATTGATTCAAGTGGAACATGGGTTGGTCAAGGTGGAGGAGGAGGTACTGGAGGTACTAATGGTTCTTCAGGAACATCAGGTTCTTCAGGATCAAGTGGTTCAAGTGGAACTTCAGGTATTAATGGTACTTCAGGAACGAATGGTTCAAGTGGAACATCTGGTAATTCTGGTTCTAGTGGTTCATCCGGTACATCAGGTTCTGGTTCTTCAGGTTCAAGTGGAACATCTGGTATTGATGGTTCTTCAGGTTCAAGTGGTACTTCAGGTATTGGTGGTTCTTCAGGCTCAAGTGGAACATCTGGTAATTCTGGTTCAAGTGGGTCATCCGGTACATCAGGTTCTGGTTCTTCAGGCTCAAG